TCAACTTGACCGTCAGCTTCCAGAGTTACGAATTTGAATTGTGCTGCGGAAAGGTCTTCCCCAGCGATAAAAGTGCGGTTATCACGAGACTGCATAACGGCCATTGTTATTCCCCTTTGTAGGATTTAGTGATGAGTGCTTTGCCTTCGTCGGTCTTAGCTACAGCAGCATAAGCCTTGGCGAACTCACTCTTTTTCAGTTGGTTTTCGTCCATGTAGGACTTTACGAGAGCATCCAGTTTGTCAGCAGAGGTAGCGAACTCACCGTCTACATCGGACTTACCAAATTCTTGCATGGAGGCTTCAAAGGCAGCATCAGCAGCTTTAAGCATCACCATAATTGCTTCATCTTCTGAGAATGATTTCAGAAGTGACTTGGCTGCACCAGCTTCAAAGTGCGGCAGAACTTCTTCTGCTTTCTTTGTCAACTCAAGGTCAGCCTTTTCGATTTCATTTTCACGCTTGGCTACAGCAGCAGCTTCAAGTGCTTTGAGGACTGGGGCTGGGATGTCGCTTTTAGCTACCATCTCACCGTCGATGTCCATCATCTCTTCTTCCGCTTTCTTCTCTATTGAGTCAGCACGAATAACGTAACCATTGTCAATCAGACCTTTGCGGAGATGTTGGTTCTCAGCAGTAAGGCGATCAAAGTCAGCCTTAAGTGCTTCAACGTCAACTTCGGGAGCTTCTACAGCTTCAAGGTCAGACTTCTCAGCGACCTCTTCAACAGCTTCGTCAGCTTTTTCCATGTCGTAACCGAGAGCTTTCATAGCCTCGCCACGTCCACAACCTTTGTCGTCCATGTACGCCTTTACTTTGGCTTCCATATCTTCATTCATTTTCGTAATTTCCTCTTCGGAATTGTCACGCTTGAAGAGGGAAACCATTGCTTGTGCATTGGCTGGACGATCCACAAGGGAAAGTTCTTCAAGGTGCAAGTTTTTCAGGAGATTAGGCAAGTTAGATTTCCTCCTTAATAGCACGTCCACCTATAGAGAACGCAGCGAGTTCACCAGATTTGACCATATCCCAGACGGTATCATCGAATACTTTGTAAGCGACAACCCATCCTTCACGGTCAGACTGGATACCAAGAGCATCACCAATTTCTTTAGTGATAGGAAGAGAGTGGACAACTACGCCAACCTGATCTCCAACGTGCATGGCCTTGCCGACCCGCACATGCTCCATAAATTCATTAACGGCTTTTACCAGTGTACCAGCTTCGATAACGTCACCCTGACGATCAATAACTGCCTCACCTTTTTCTGTAACTACAGAAGCCCACCCGTAGACCATACGCTGTTCGTCGTCAGTCTTGAGGATTTTACCTTCAATGTTCTTTGTCATTTCACCCACCGATGTGTTAGCTTCCCACATACGACATGACCAATAGCCAGCCGTTGTCTTATCTTTCTTGGTGTCGCAAGAATGGCGGGAGCGGAAATTGGCACGAGCTTTAGGATCGTCCCGACGGATTTCCATGTTCGGGTCCCCGAAAGCTACCCGTTTAACCTTGCCACCGTCTTGTACGAACACCTCAAACTTCTTGTTGCCACCCTTGATACGCCGAGGTTTGTTCAGGGTAACAGTTTCGCCCTGATACTCAGCTTTAGCAAAGTCTACCTTTAGTATCTCAGCCACAACTGCCCTGAGAGCCTCTATACGGCTCACTGATGGCTCTTGTGCCTCTTCGGTAGCCTTACCCCCTTCGTAGAACGAAAGGTACGCCTCGTGGCTCTCACCGGGCATATAAACAGCCTGTCCATCGTAGTCAGAAACGTGAGTGGCTCCGCCCATGCCCAAGTCCATAGAACGAGAGATAGCTTCTGGCTCAGTAGTGAAGATGTCGTTGGCGTATTGTGCCTTGCGAAGGGTTGATAGCTTGTGTCCTACCATAGTGCCTGTGGGCTTACCTTCGTCATCAATAATCTCAATACGAGCAGCAGGTTCATCTTTAGTCCCTGTGATCTTAACTGGGATACCCGAAACCTTACCGTCACGAACAATCTCACGGATAATACCACGAGCAGTTCCACCAGAGCTATTCCAAGATACTTTTTGACCTGTCTTCATTATGGTTCACCTGTTACTGTGTTTTTGACTAGGGCACCTTCACCGAATACGCTGATGTACTGTTCACCTGCACTACCCCGTAGCTGAAACTCAATGTCTGTCTTCTCATTATATCGGAAGGGTATCTGTCGATTAATGTGCATGGTTTCTAGGAAGGAGGTTTCAGCAACCCTTAGTTTAACTCCGTTCTCTAAACGCACGAAGTTCCTAAAGTAGATTTGCCTGTTGTTCTGAGCGGCAGTAGCACAGAAGGTATCAATACGCATAAGGTAGAAGCTATAACCAGCGGGTACTGTGTAGATAGACGCTTGGTTCCTACCTTCGCCTCCACGCACCTTAGCGTAAGTTACACCACCGTTAGCCACTGTAATATCGTTAAGGGCATTGCCACTCACGGTAACGACATCATTGATGCGGAAGAACTGGTTGATTGTCGTAGGGGGTACAGCGGAGTTTAACGTCACATTCTCAGCGATAACTTCGTAGTTCACGTCAAGGCCAATGATACGAACAACCACACCATCGTCAGCTACGTTAGATGTCACAGTCATAGTCAAGCCTGTAGTTGGCTGTGTGTATGCTGTGTTGTTCTCCCAGCAAGGCATGAAGCTAGTACCCACGAGAGAATTATAGCCAAAGATATTACGGGGTTCGTAGTCATTGGACTCACCCTTGGCTATAGCAAGAGGATCATGCTCATATAAGTGCCTAGCCCAAGTTGTCATTAGTTCAACTCACCTACGACAACCATAACTAGGTTACCATTGTTAGGGAATGTCTCTATTGCACCATCGTTGTAGGTAGCTTGAAACTCCACATAGTACGTACCTACAGTATCTGTATCCCCTGCTTGCCAGTTTAATCTTACACGACCGATGAGTGGATCAGGGATAAGTATTTCACGATCAAATTTAAGTGTACCCTCTATATCCTTGATGTGTACCCGTACAGTTGCACCAGTAAGGTTAATGGCACTACCGTCAGCATCTTGTAAGTTAGCCAACATAGATGGACTTGTGTCATTCTGCTTAATGTAGAAAGCCATTGTTATGCAACCTTATTGTATTGTTGAATTAGTGTTACCTTGTTGAAGGACTTACCTGTGACTAGAACACCACGCTTAGATGACGGATTATTGATAGTTACATCTTCACCTGTTACAGTAAACGTACCTTCGTCTACCCCGAATGGGAATATGAAGCCCACATTATTACCTGAGAACGTAAATGTACCTGTTGTAGCAGGTAGTGTAATTTCAGGTGCTAGGGTTACAGGTTCAGCAGATAGAACAAATGTTGCACCTTCTGCTGTCAGCGACTTACCTTCGATAAGTTCTATGTCTTGTTCTGTAACAGTAAATGATGCAGCGTCTACACTGAATGGGAAGTTAGCAGTAAGTCCTACATCTTCACCACCAAGAGTAAATACCCCAGTGTTAGCGACGAACAGATCACTTACATCGAAGTTTACCTGTTGTCCATTAAAGGTAAATGTAGCTGCCTCTACTGGTAACTGTTCAGCAACAATAAGACCTGAGTCTTGACCCGTTAGAGTAAATGTAGCTTCACCACCGACTTTACTTAGTGACGTGTTTACATCTTGTATTGTCGCAGTAAATGTACCTGTGCCCCCAACAAAGACATCAATAATATCAAAGTTGACATCTTGTCCCGTCAGAGTAAATGAGGCAGTATCAGTCTCAATGAATGTAGTTGGACTAATCTTAACTGCATCTTGCAGACTTAGTGTAAACGATCCAGCACCATGTGAAATACTTGTGTTTACATTAGCTGCCTGTTTAGTTAGAGCATAAGTCGCACTACCAGCAAACAGGGTAACACCGAAGGTTGATGTTTGACCTGATGTTGAGAATGCACCTTGACCAGCCTCTAGTGGGTAGTTAATACCACTGTCTTGACCAGTTAATGAGAAAGTACCCTGACCTGCAACCCTACTCCAAGCAGAGTCAACATCCTGAGTAGTTATGATGTAACTTGTGTGCGCTGCAATGAGGTTGTCATTAACATTAAAGTTTACGTCTATACCAAGTATACCAAAAGTATCTATCGTTGCAGGTTTAGTAATAATAAACGGAGAGGTTTCCTCAGTAAGAGTGAATAGCCCTTCATTTACTTTTCTAGATGTATTAGTACTAACATCAGGTATAGTTGCCGTAAAGGAGCCACTATCAGCTACAAAATCATAGTCTATAGTCGTAGTGTGTGACGCTAAAGGCGTTGCTGCAATGGGGCTAAAGCCTAACATGATTTACCCCTTATGGTTTAGTGGGCCAGTCTTCATCCTGTAAAAATGGAAAATTGAAGTTTTGTACAATATCCCGCAAAGCCTGTCTATAAGACTTCCAGTTTTCAGGCACATTTTCACCCCTTTCTGTATAGAAAGTAACCACCCAATCTGTCTCTGCCAGAAGATTGTTTCTTTTATGGCGTACATTTTGGGATGCCGTTTCTTCGTGCATATTTTCTGCGACAAGAGGCAATACCCAATTATTCTCTGAATCTTGATAGAAGTCACCTTCTACTAAATTTTGGGTCAGCGGAAGGTAAGTTTCTTCTTCTACAGTGTAAGGGTATATTGAGTGTTCCCCTAAAGTTTCCTCAGATATAACCTTCGGAAATGAAGTTTTTGGGTTGTCACGGCGAAGTTTTCCTAGATTGTATTTCTCTAGAACGCCGTTTGTAATTTTAACATACATTTTTATTTATCCTATGGAGTTTCTGGATAGTTTGCAGATATAAAGTACCCATTTGGATACATGAAAGATACAGTTTCACCGTCACCTGAAATATCAAAGGCATAAAGAGCTGAGTTTGTATTTGCCCAAGACGCATTGTAGAAACCATCAAGAGTTGCAGTACTCAAGTCATAAGCTGTACTCATAGCCCATTGGTAAATTCTACCACCGTAACCATTAGTAAGAGCATATATCTTAGTGCCGTCATCCTTCAGTTTTATACTGTAAAACTCAGAGTTAGGTAAAGTTATTGCATGATCTGGACTTGGTGTACCAGTTGGGTTAAAAGAAGTATTAGGTGTGTATTGTACTAGATATGTATCGTTGCACAAATACATCTTACTCCCGTCAGGCTTAAAGTCTATACCTCTAGAGTTATTCGAGTATGTACTATTCAGATTGAAAGTTGTAGGACTTTGCATGGTATTAACTTGCCATTGCGAACTTAGGTAATGTCTTGTTACAGCCGCGCCATTTTCTTCAGTCCCAAATACCCAGCTACCAGTACTTGATAAAAAGATACCTATAGGTCTTTGAAGAAACTGATTAGTGTAAGTAATAGACCCGTTTTGCCTACTACTTAAATCATAAGCTGTAGAAAGTGTTTCCCTAAAGATATACCCGTAAGAATATCTGGGAGCGTAGTAAATGTAATACCCGTTATTACCAAATTCCATGTTAAAAGCGTAGTTGCTACTAGGGTTAGAGACAGCATCTACCGTAGCGAGGTCCCAAGTGGACTGTTCTTGATACTGTTGCGTGCCTAAATTTGAATTTCCGCTGTTGTAATTAGTTGATGGATTATATGAGAATACACCCTCATTTAAAGTTCCACGCCATAACTTAGTTGGATTTTCGTACCACGCCAAAGTTTCAGGACGAATAGAGCTTGAGGATGGTACAGTTATCTGAAAATTCACAGTCTGGTTAAGAGTACTTAGGTCATACGCCGTAGTGAGGCTACCCCCTTTTATATTGGCATAACGTGTCCAGTAGTACTTGTACCCATTATCCGTAAAGAAAGAGTTATAACCATCAAAACTAGAAGCGACTGCTGTCTCTACTCCAGAGGTATTGTTTTGTAAACTACCCTGAAAATTCGTAATTACGCCGTCATTTCTTGCAGTGATATCAACTTTAAAGTAACCGCCGCCATACAATGATTGCATAGCTAACTTATCACTAGATAGATATTGCATCTGTTCAGTTTCAAGGAGGTAAAAAGGTGAAGAAAGACCTGCATTACCTTTATAAGTCACCCCGCTAGACAACTGCCAAGCACTGTTCAAAGTATAGTACTCAGTACCACCCCAAGAGTGGTTATGCATAGTTCTACCGTTGTATGGGTTTATACACAAAGTATAATTACTGTTCACGTTTTGATTAGCCACATTACTGGCTGTACTTAAATCCCAAGCAGTACTTAGATTAAACTGACTTACTTGCGTTGCTCCAGACCCGCTACCATAGTGTAGTACGAAAAATATTGTACCGTCAGGCTTAAAGTCAAAATCAGTAACGGTTGGACTTCCACCTAAGACTGTAGTTATGTTGATTTCACCTGCATCTGGTGTTGGGTTAAAACTGCTCAAATCCCAAGATGGGCTTAGTGTATGTTTAACAATGCGACCATTTGATGTTATATAGAATATACCATCACCGTTAGGGTTAAGTTTAGTACAATTACGGGGGCCATTTGCAACCTTAGATACTGAAGTAGTGTACGAATCAGGGATTTCTGAAAAGTCATAAGGGCTTGATACATCGTATTGACGTATGGTACTAGTATTGGCATTGTAAAACTTGTTACCACTATCTCCCCACCAGTTTGCACCGTAACTTTGATAGAAGTCAGCGACAGCGAAACTGTCTGATTGATTCCCTAACAAAGTCAGGGTACTAGTTACGTCCCAAGCATTAGATAAACTGTATGCGTCAGTCCATGCTTGATACTGATTTACCCTCCAGTGAACAAAGAGCTTTGTGCCTGATGAATTAAAGTGTATAGACCTAACTTTATTAGAACCATTATTATTCGTACCACCTTTATCGTGGGTTGCAAGGGAGTTAAAACCTCCTGCATCATCTAGCTCAATGTAGTTTTCACTACCTGTTTTTGATGAGGGGTCCCAAGTTGTCCCTAATGCTTGTGTATGAAGCCTGTTGTTGCTAGGGTTGATCCAATATATACGAGTGCCACTACCATGAATGGCGAAAACACGACTACTGTTAAAAGAACCTGACAGGCTAGTTGACGTGATGACAGTTGCAGTAGTTGGGTCATAACTTGTAGTACATGTACAGTAGTGTAACTGGTTTTGTGTTTGGTCAACTATGTATAGCTTGGCACCCCCATCAACGGCAAAAATCCTAGTGGTATCTGTTACGCCTGAAATTTTATGTCCAAGACTTGTTAAGTCAGGATCACCACGCCAAGTCATCAAATCCCAAGCGTCAACCGTAAGTGGCGATGAGGCAGCAGAAAGTAGCTTGTCTTTAGCGGTAAGAGTCATGTTATATCCTTATGTCGGGTTAACCCATTGCTTCGCCAGCTTGGAACCCATAGACTGTCGATCCTGAGTTCCATGTTGTGAACACAAAGATGTCAGTTTCGCCAGAAGCAGGTGCAGTAGGGGCTGTACCACCCTTCCAGTCTACACTTGAGGGCCAGTTAATTGAAGAACCGTTTCCAGTAATAATAAGAGTTATAGAACACACCTGACCACTAGAGGGGAAGTTAGTGAATGAGTAAGTAGTAGTTCCACTTAGTGAATGAGTATAAGTATCTCTGTCGCTCCAGTTTACAGAAACAGATGTACCAGAAAGTGACGATTTTGTGTTGTCTATACCTGCACCGGGGATACGGAAGCGGGTGATGCCGGTGCTACCAAGGGTGATCTCGTTGGACACTGTGGCAGAGGTAGCCTCAGAGCCACCGCCGATAACAATGTTGCTTCCGCCTGTGGTAACATTGCTACCTGCGTCAAAGCCCACAAACGTATTTTGTCCACCTGTGGATATAGATTCCCCTGCCTGTGCCCCCACGGCAGTATTGTATATATGTGCACTACTAGCAGTACCTTTTAGCGCATTAAAACCAATAGCTACGTTTTGCTGACCAGTTGTGTTATTATAGAGAGCCTCATTCCCAACTGCTGTATTTTTGGTGCCCGATGAGTTTCTAACCGCAGTGGAAGCTCCCAAGAATGAGTTATAAGTACCTGTAGTTATATTGAGGCCACTACGCCAACCGACACCAGTGTTGTAACTATGCGCCGTCTGCCCGTCGCCGTACAATGCACGATAACCGAGACCTGTAGACCCATTGCCAGTAGTATTTTGATTTATTGCTTCACGACCAACGGCAGTATTTTGATTGCCGCTAGTGTTAACTTGTAAAGCTATGCTACCTACAGCTACGTTCTCATCACCAGTTGTGTTATAGCCAGAAGCATTGCCCGAAAAGGTGTTATAATCACCAGTAGCTGAATTGCCAGCAAACGCCCCAATAGCTGTATTTGATGTCCCAGTACTTACTGTTTTTAATGCATTCTGCCCAACCGCAGTATTATAATTTGACGATCCATCATCATTCGCTAATGCATCAGTTCCTAGCCCAACAGAGTCACCAACATTATAACCATCAGTCAGATCATCAATACCTACCGTAGTAGATACAGTCGCCCAATCGTAATCACTGCCGTTCCATGATAGATATTGACCGTTGCTTGCAGTACCAGTATTAAGGTGGGTGTCTACATCAGAATCTGCGTATCCTGCTGGAACGGTAGCCCAATCGTAATCACTTCCATTCCATGACAAATATTCTCCACTAGCAGCAGTACCTGTATTCAAGTGGGTGTCAACGTCACTATCTGCATAAGGAGAAGTGACAGTAGTTGTGATAGATACGTTACCAGAACCGTCTACCCCTGTAGCGGTGCCAGTGACATCGCCTGTCAGAGTAATGCTTCGTGCGGTTTCCCAAGCAGTAGCTGTGGCTGCATTACCTGTTGTATCTGCTGCAATAGTAGAATTCAAGTTGAAGGTAGTACCATCCAACGTAATGTCTGTACCAGCAGTATATACGGCTGTTTCAGCAACTTCGGCAAATACAATGTTAGTAGTACCGAATACAATTGTACCAGCAGTCGTTAGAACATCTAGGTGACCTGCATTGGTTGTACCTTCTTTGATAAAGAATGCATCACCCTTACCAAAAGCATTAGGATCAGATGGACCTGCGCTATCTGTATCTGTAGAACGTGTAAGTACCCAAGCAGTAGACCCATCACCTACAGTTGTTACTGTATACACACCATTCTGTGTTTGATCTGTTTGATTGGCTACAAGGACACGATCATTTAGTACCATGCTTACATCGTCTAGGACCAGTGCAGCGTTAGTTCCCGCATTAGTAAGTGTAGCACCTACACCTGCTGTACCGTTATTATAGGTAGCATTTAGGTTACTAGGATGCTCGACACGCACTGGGTCGTGGTAGTGAATACCAGCAGCAGCTATGGTGTCTACATACCCTTTTGATGCGGCCCCAAGAGCCGTGGTCGGATCAGCATTCAGGGTTAGGTTGCCAGTCATAGTGCCGCCAGACTTATCTAGCTTTGCATTTAACTGGGTCACAGTACCCTTAGCATCCAGTTGGGTCTGGATGTCGGACGTTACGCCATCTACATAGTTTAACTCTGTTGCTGTTGCAGTGATACCAAGGTCAGAAAGGTTTTCAACCTTATTCGCTAATTCACTTGATTTTGCTAGGGGTACACCACCAGCAGTAGAGCCATCGTGAACAACTGCTGTATCCTTATCGGTATCTACGGTAATTTCACCAGCCGCACCTGTGAAAGTGCTATGCTGCGAGGTTGTTCCTCGTCTAAATTGTACCTGCTTTGCCATTATTATAATGCCCCATAGTCATCTAGTGACGTAACCGTCCCAGTAATTAATCCGTAATCTTCGTCGAGAAATAAATCCTCTGTTATAGCTGTAATCATAACAACTGCCTCCCCCGAAAGACTGATAGCAGAACCTGAGTTACTACTTTCGCTAACTGTGCGTGACAGTGTTGTACCGCTTGCAGTATAAGTACCAGAACCTATTTCCCAAGCATCGTTGTCATCTTCAATTAGATAACGGACTATCTCACCGTCAGATACACCACCGTCAGAGAAAGTTTGATAACCTGCTTCCGCTGACCCAAGTGTAATTATTCCAGTGCCAGTGGTCGCCGTGGCAACCTTAACACGGTTTGCTAATACGACCATCTCTTACCTCACTTATGCAATCTGTAGGACACCATTAGCGGCTGAGAAGTCGATTGTTAGTGAGTCACCATCGTTAAGTGTCAATGATGAACCATAATCGTAGTAGCCGATTAGTGGGTTTTCTGGTACTGATACTGAATCGTCATAGATATAAACGTAACGGAAAGGACCAGTTGAGCCACCAGAGGAAGTCAATGTGATGTCTGATAGAACTAGTTTATATGTACCTGATGTCTGTGTAGACGAGGTAGTAGTAACATTACGAGAACTTACGTTAGTGTATGCAACTTCTGTTACGTTACCTAAGATTCCGTTGCCATCTGCTGATGGATCAGAAGATTCTGATGAAGGTGCTGTATTTGATAAAGCAACAACAACTTGATCTGATTCCAAGTCCATGTTGTGTACAGCGTTGACTACGAAGTCATTTACCTTATTGAAGGTAGCCATGATATTTTTCCTTTATTTTAAATGGGTTATTAACCATCTACATTGTTTTGGTCGGTATTATCCTCTAAATCTGGATCGTACCGAAGTTCAGCGATGTCCATCAAGTCCTGAATTACTTCTGGATGCGACGACACATCAATGTTAGCTCCATTAAGATTACGCAAGAACGCGGCAACTTCACGGAGATCGTGCGGGGCGACATCACCAGCTTCGATAGTTGGCATCAGGTCATAGTTCAGACCGTTCAACTGCCAAAGACGCTCGACCAACTGTTTGTTGAGAACATCTACGATTGCTTGGATGTAACTCTCAAGCGCACGGAGGAACAGGTCTGTCTTCGACTTGGAGAGGGCATAAGAACCCCCAGAGGAACCAAGCAGAAGAAACTCAGAAAGTACAGAACGGGCAATGTCATGCTGGTAACGACTAACGATTGGATTGATGTCAATGTTGCGTTTACCATTAGATGCCATAAGCTCAATGTCAACTAATCTAGTGGAGGAAGGTGCTCCATCTTTATCGGGGTAGGTGTCGGATGGCAGTATAATGTAACCTTGCTCGTTGAACTTAACGTCTCGTAAGATTTGCTGCA